ATCCAAGATTTTCCATATTCAGCCAAAGCCCAGTGAAACTCAGAAAGAGTAAGTTCACCATTTGAGTTCTTCAAGTGATGTGGCAAATATAGCAAAGCAAAGAGCATAGGATCAAATTTAGTAAGTTCAATTCTACCTTCAGAAATTGTTAATAGTTCTGGGTTTATGTCTGACAAATACTCTTCTAAGTTCATATTCTCCTTATTGGCATAACATTCAAATTTACTGTAGAAATTTATTTACAGTGGCAAAAATTGAAAATAATTTATTTTTATCGAATTGGGTGGTCCCTTTAATCTATCTTAATATTATCTTTAATCAAATTGTTCCTTGCTTTGGCTTCATTAAGCATATCAACGATTGCTAAATCTGTGCCATCTTTGGAACGATTCTCATTTATATTAGTAGACTTACCTTCAATTAGATTGATTGTCTGAATTGCTTTATGAATAGCATTTGATAGTTTATTTATATCATCTGCAAGGAGATCATCTTCATATAGTTTCTCTACTGATCTATCTATTACTGCCTGTGCCGCCAATACTTTCTCATTATCTTTATAGAATATGTCAATATTCTTAGTCATAATAGCAAGAGTATTAGCTGTAGGCATATCTAAATTTCTTTGCATATAGAATTTCTTGGCTGTATGATAGCTCTTTGGATATGATAAATATCTCATAGCTGGACCAATGCCCATTTCATTAGCCGTCTCTATAAATTCACTAATTTGTTCTTCTGTAAATGTTGGATAACCCATCATATCTCCTTGTATATATGTCTATTTGTCGACATATCTATATATTGACGTATATTTGACATTATGAACGCATCTTTGATAGGATTACTATACATATATCAATATCAATAACTCTTCTTCTTTGTCTTCTTCTTTAATTTCTTATTCAAGGCTTTTACTGCTTTATATCCTACTGCTGGATATTCTCTTCTTATTCCGTGTTTATTAGTATCTATTACTATCTTAGTCTTTTGCTCTTCTCCGCCCATTATTCTACTTCCTCTAATAAGCTCAAGAAATGCTCCAATTTCTCATCTACCTCAAATGCCATCCTGTATTCATATGTATGATTATCATCATATATCTCTAATGTCATGCCTAGAACTTCTATATCTGGTCTATACCAAAGATCTTTAGCATAGGGAAATAACCTCTTGCCTGCCGTTTTTTGGCTTAGGAAATCTCTTTCATCCATTAAATAGTGCATCCTGTCATTATGTACTAATTATACACCTATAAAAAGCAGAATGCCCTAGCGAAGTCGCGGAACTCCAGAAAGGCTAGGGCATCCCTATAGGGTAGGTAAAACTAAGAGAAATGAATTAAAACTCAGTCTTACAGCTATATTCTATCATTTGCTTGGTAAAGATGCAATACGTAAATAGGCATCTAATATTGGAAAGTTCCAATTTCTATCATTCTTGATGGCTCTTGCAATTAGATTATCAAGGAAGATATCTATGGTCTGCATGAGCTCTTCATCTGACATAACCTCAATTTGATCCATTGTGTGATCTCTCCAAAATGAACCTAAAATGGCTGGCTCTTTATATGTGATCCCTCTTGTTTCTAGAGTTCTTACATTGTTCTTTCTTAATGGTGCTTTCTTAGCAGGTCTTCTAGGATCCTTGGGTCTTCCGACCATTTCTCATCCTCCTAATTGCTGCTAATGTTCTGCTTCTCCAACAAGGCTTACAATATATGTTATGTTTGTCTAGGGAGTTTTCTCTCTTGCCAAACTGGCTTATAGGCTTTTCTAAGCCACAATCTCTACAGACCTTAGATGTTACCTCAACCCTGGCATTTGCGGCCTTCCTAGAGGCGTTGTAGCCCTTGTAGTAGGCACTTGTGCATGTCTTGCATCTAAAGGTGTAACCATCTGATGTCTTTGTGTTCTTATGAAAGTTATCAAAAGACTTTTCTACTTTACAAACTGAGCATGATTTCATTTCTCAGTACCTCTGCTTTCTTTATGTTCTAAAGTTTTTTCCCAATGGCAATTCTTGCAAAGGGTCATCAAATTGTTTATCTTATTATTAGATCTATTACCGTCTATGTGGTCTACTTCTAGCTTCTCTGTTCCGCCGCATTTCTCGCAATAATCTTTTCTATTCTTTCTTGCTTTTACTTTGCAATTGCTACATCCTGATGCCCAAATAGCAAAGCCAAGCTTAGTTCTGCCCTTCTGCTCTACAGGCGTTCCACAGCCACATAGAGGCCTTGGCTTTTCACTTGTCCTCATCTATCCAACCTATCTCTTTTCCTGGCTCTAACCAGCCTCTGAGGGTTGCTGCGCTACTCTGCATAGTTTCGATCATGTCATCTAATGTTTCTATAGCATCTGACAATGCTTTTATTGCTAGGTCCAGCGGGGCTGGCTCATGTATTTTCTTCATCGTGATTCAAACACCGCCCAAATATCGTCGGCGGCCATTGCTCTAACTTCAGCCAAAGAGAGACTGTCACTAGACTCTTCTTCTATAGTAGTAATTCCTTCTTTGATAGAAATATTAGAAAGAACTAAATCTTCGTTAGAAGATTTCTTTTCATTTATATGTGTATTTATATTTGTATTTATATGTGTATTTATATGTGTATTTAGTTTCTCGCTAAGAGCAGGGTGGCTGCTATCTGGTAACATAGGGGTGTACAGGCAAGAGTTGTCCCACTGCATTTTAGAGCATAGGTATCCTCTTTCAGACAATACCTTCTTAGCCTTTACTACTGTAGAGATGCCTAGCCCAGTTTCTTTTGCCAATAATTTATTGCTTGGAAAAGCTGGGTCACCCTTGGTAAAATCGTAATGAGATGCTATCATGATAGCTGTAATCTTTTGTGTTGTTTTTAAATCAGAAGAGCGAATTGCTCTAATGTAAGACAAGTAGTCCATTATATACATCCTTTCTTGATGTATATGAAGTATACTATAGCTTTGTTCTTATGTCAATTACTTTAGCAATTGGTCTAATTTATTCTCAACTCTTGTAACTTGGTCTTTTAATGATGAGCCTGAATTAGGCTTAAGTTCTATTAGATAATGTTTAACTAAGGCTTTTATTCTTAGTTCCAGCCCAACTATTAGGGCAAGAATTGACGTGATTAATCCAATTACTTCTGTTGCGTTCATTAATAAATCACTCCAAAGAATTTCTTTTTGCCGTAGCCATCTCCACCAGATGAATGATCCCAAAGATCAGACAAATCTTCCGCTAACCGTTCCCAAGTTTCAGATAAAGCATTGTATTTTGCATCACCCATTAGTTCTAGTAAAAAGCTAAGAAACTCATTGGGATCATAATCTCCACCAATTTCAAGTAAAAAGCTTTCAATGTCTACTTGATAATCATCTATAATTGTTGCCTGCCCTGGATTAAAAGAAGTATCAGTTGTAAGCGGATAATATAATTCTATTACTCCTGGGTCCCAATATTCATGATAGAACTCAGTATTTGATATGCCTCTTGTACCGCCGCCCCTGTTAAGAACAGATCTATAAATGAATGGAGATATTAATTTAAATGCCATTAGATATTTCCAGAGAGTATTGTTGCTTTGTACTTGTATCCTTCTACAAGGCCTACAGCATTTACGACAGGCTGAGTTGAGCTTATTTTCCAAAGAGCACCCTCATAAACAGCCGTCCCATTTCTATCAACAAGATTCTCTAAATAGCCATCTAGTTGTAATTTTTCATCGGCTAAAATAATTAAGCTTCCAGTAAAACTTGTAGAAATTTGCACTCTTACGGGTGTGCCAACTAAAGCGTATCTCTTTTCAGTAACGACTCCATCAGCACTTGTTATAGTGGTATATCCTCTATAATCAACTGTGTAATTTCTATTTTTAACTGTATTAAAAAGCATTAATCTCTCTTCCAATCTCTATACTTTGATTTTTGGAATATGCTTCCAGTCTTATAACTTCTAGACTTATTAAATGATAAGCCTGCAGCTGCCATAACAGCAAGAGGTGCTATGAATGGTGAAAACATATCTCTATTAAAGTTAATCAAAGCATCAGTCTGGCCTTGGCTAGTTAATGCTGCCTGCTTAAATACAATGTCCTCATTTTCCAGCATGTATGCTGTCTGATATGAAACCATTTTATCAAGAAGCAAGAAGTCAGAAGGGTTCTCAACATCTATTTCATCTTTGCCCACAAACATCTCAATAATTGCTTGTGCTCTTAATATTAATGGCAGGGTTACATCGTAACCTGTGTATTCTTTTACGCTGCTAATTGTTGATAACATTATCTATTAGTCCTTCCTAATTCACGAACTCTTATTGTATGTGTAGATGTAAAATCTAACCTACCTGTTCCTGATAATTTAAGTTGTAAAACATAGTCTCCAGGATATTCAAATAGACTTCTTGTAGTTGGCCATCTAAAAATTATATTTCCAACTGACTTTCCTGCTGTGTCTAAGACTGATCCTGTGAGATCAATTTCTTCATTATTGCTTCCTAGCATTACCGCCTGAATTGTTGTGTAAGCCGAGAGGTTAGCGTCTTCGCCGCTCTGGGTCCTAACTTGAATAGAAAGTGGTCTTGCAGGAATTTGATCGATCCAGTATTGGCTAATCATTTTATTACGTCCTCTCTTAAGTACAGTATTGGGTCCACATGTACTAAGTATAAAACAACCTGATCTGATTCGAATGTAGTTGTTCTAATATCTTGTGGTGTTCTTGCAGCTGCTGTTGCAGGTTCTGCAGGAACAAACGTTCCTTTTTCTACAAAGAACGCTGTTGCAGTTAATGGTAGCACAGAAATTGAAGTACCTGCGCTTCTTAAGTTTGTCTCAACCATTGCACCAACTGCAAGTCCTGGTTGTGCAGCAATTGTTGCTGTCTTAAATCCTGTAACTACAGGCTGCTTCATAAATCCATCTGCGTTAAATGCTTCTGGGCGTTGTGGAAGTCCATCATTATATTCAAGTCTTTCTGATAACCACCAGAGACCACGAAGGTTAATGCTTGGAACTGGCACTGATATATTTCTTGTTGCCCAACCCCAAAGAATTGAAAAGGCAGGAAGAGCTCCAGATCCAATAGTTTTCTTTGGTTTTCCTCTTCTTGTTCTCTTAAGAACTTTTTGTTTTTTAGCTTGTTCTGAAGTATCTACACTTAATTCAGTATTATCATCATAAGGACTTAATGTTCCAATAATGTCTTCACCATTTAATGTCCAGTAACTAAGAGCATTATATATATTTCCGCCATTTGGAAATCTTCTATCAATAGAATCAGCTAGAAGTTTAGTTCTTTCTTCAACAGTAAGCAGACCAATACTATAAGCATAGTTAATCCAGTAATCTGTTTTTAAAGAAACCATTTTTTGCTCTATAGATCTTCCTCGTCCTCCAAGAGTAGCATTTTTTTGGATTCCTACAACATCTGTGAATGATATAAATACTTTGGCACCAATTTGCTTTCCAGCAACTACAGTTCCTGGCTCTACAGCAATAGATGTTGCGTAATTGCGATATGGATTTACACGCTCAACTGCTCCATACATATAGGTATCAGCAAATTTAGTAATAACCTTACCAGCTCTAACTGCATCTAACGGTGTTGCAAAGTAAGAAATTCCATTGCTAGGTGCAGTTGAAATTAAGAACTTATCTCCAACCTGCAAGCCATCATTATATTCAACGTGCGACCAGTTTCTACTTAATTCACCCCATTCTGATGAATCTGTGCTGTAGAAAATTTCATCTGTCCATATAAAAGCAGCGTCATCTGTTAAATCTTCTAGAGTATTTACAACTTGATGATAATTATTTCTATATGCATCTAGATAAGTATCACCTTCAGTTGGATAACTAATACCAAGTACTGGAGTTCCAGTACCAAGTGGATCGTTAAGCTTTATAGGTACATATGGATCTGAACCGCTTTCATTTCCTGCGCCAGCTAAATCTGAAACTAAATGATATGTATCGATGAATCCCATATCTACTGCAAGCTGTGGATTTGTAATAAGCAAAGATATACCAGTATCTACCGCTTCTCTTAATGATTTAAGGAAATCTGCAAATAGATTCTTATCAAGCAAGTTGAAATAATCGTCTACAACACCCTTTGCATTAACTCCATATTTATCTTGTTCAAGAGATTGATCTGGATAATTACGGAAACAAATCATGTCAAATTGAGACAAATCCTTAAGATCTGTCATTAGATTTAGATATCTTTCGTTATCTGTTACAGGATCTACATAGACAGTTCCCTTGTCGGTTCCGCCTTTTGTAATTCCGTCTTTAAGAATTGGATGGCTTTCTCCAACCCATTGATCTCCATCAAATAGTTGTACTACTGAAACTGGCCAGATATCCCAGTCATAGAATTGGCTTGCACCTTGATTTAAATATGTTGTTAGCTGATAGAAAGTATCTGGATCGCTTCCATATGTACCTTGATCGTAGTTGTGGTAATTGTTTTCAACACTGCCAAATGGAGGTCTAGCTGAAGTAGGTGAGTAATATCCAACAGAAGCATTTTGTGTTGGCCAAAAGTAAAGCATAAGCGCACGAGCACGGTTACCACGGCCCTTGTTATTAGGAGTTGCTGTAGCAGTAGCTGTTGCAACTCCTGCCTTAACAGGAACAACATTGATTGCAGCAAGGTAGTTAAGATTAATCTCGCTTTGTTCAACTAAAGCAGATAGATTTAATCCAAATGCGGAGATGGTAAAGTCAGAGTATGAATTTAATTCAGGTGAATTATATCCAACTGTATTAATAACATACATGGTATTGCCGTATCTTTGAATATCTAATTGTCCATCAATCCAGAACTGAATACGCCTTTGTTTATTCTGAATAATTATATGGTGCCATTCTCCATCTGCAATATTTTTAAATCCAGTAAATGCCAGGAATTGATCATTTGCAGAAACAGCTCCTTCACGTCTATCTTTTGAATTAGTAAGTGCTAGCTTTCCATCTCTTAATATAATAGCAGTTCTTTGAGTGTTATAGATATTAGTATTTGTTCCAGCAAATAAAACTTGATTAGACTTTGTTGTTTTAATCATTGCTTCAAAAGTAAAGTCTGCATCACCCGTACCATTGCCTCCGACTCCGCCAGTTGTAAGAGCTATGTTTCTTAGATTTACTGCTTTTCTATTTTGTGCATCAAAATATCCACCATTTATTGCAGGTAGAGGATTTGTAACAGCATTAATAGCTGTCTTGCCTACCGCTAATGGTGCTGTCCAGCCAGATCCTGGGATAGGATCTGACCCAACATAGAAATTATCTGATGTATTAAAGAAGACTATTGATCTACCTTCTATATCATCCTTTTCATCAATTGCTACAAGTCTTTGATACCAAAGATCATCTAGAATTGTAAAGTATTGTGGTGGAAGAGGAACAAATGCATTTGCATTTAAAGTTTGAGCTTTAACTAATGCACCCTTGATAGTTACAATTCCTGGCATTATTAATGTTGCATTTAAAGCAATTCCTGGGTTAACAGATATAGATCCACCAGCAATTGATATAGGATGAACCATTAATCCAGTTGCATTCATATGATCTGCGCTGTGGCCATCGCCAATATTGTATTGTGGATCATGGAATACTGCGTTAGCAGTCATAGCTGTTGTTCCGTAGTTGGCATCTATAACTACGTTTCCGCCATAGTTAGGATGTAGGAATAATGCAGTTGCTGTCATTGGATCAATAGTTGGTGCTATAAGTTGATCTTCTGTAGGCATTACAAGTAGTCCAGATGCAGTTGCAGGATCAGCTGCGACTATCCGTCCAGTACCCAAAGTTGTTGCAGGATCTACCATCAGTGCTGTGGCAGTTGTCTCCATTTCAAGACGCAATGCTTGATATGCCTCAAATGCTTCCTGTGCTGTAAATACTGTATTTGTAGCAAATGCTTCATCAACATATTTAATCATGCTGCTGTTTGAATTTTGAACACCCAAAGCTGGGCCTGCTATTACAAATTGGTTAGAGTCAGTAAATGGAATAGTAGCTGCTTTTGATGCTTCTAATTTACCATCAACATATAAATATAAATTAGTTCCATCTGCTACAGCAATTGCTAAGTGCCATTTATTATCTGAAAAATCTGTAGTTCCAGTTAAATTGCTACTTGCTCCGCCACCAGTTCCATAAAATACTCTTAGGGTTCCGTTCTGCAATGATTGCATGTACATACCAATTGCAGTTGCAGGGCTTGAACCCATTGCAGCATGAATATGTGGTAATGTCTTCCAATTGGTTTTAAACAATACACCTAAAGTAGCAGTATCTGAGGTGGATAAAGTTCCTGTTACTAAGTCAAAGTTACCTCTGATTGCTTGGCCTCTATCAGTAAATTTAATTGCTCTATTGTTTAATCCAGCCTCTACAACATAACCTTGTGGGTCTGTATCTGAAGCCATTGTTATGGTTGCTGATCCAAAGTTTACTGGGATTCCAGTTGCTTCATCCATTCTAAAATCAAATAACGGTGACTTAGATTGAATATAAGTATTAAATGCGCTATCAAATTTAACGGCAGCTGATGGCATATAAGCAGCAGCTTCAGTAAATGTAGGTGTTCCATAATCATATATATTTGCTATTTCTGTTGATGTTACAACTGCTGATGTAGAAATAAAGAATTGAGATAGAGAAATATAGTCTGTTGAATCAGCACCACCAAAACGTGAAGAAGTAAGTGTTAATCCATGGTTCATCGTTGTTGTGCCAATAGATGTATTATCTATCCACAATTGCATTGTGTTTGATGCAAGACGACCAGTTACAAAGTGCCACTCACCATCAGTAATATCTGTTGATGATGCTACATCATGATTTTGGTTGCTTCCATTAATTCTAAATGTTATTCCGCCGTCTGCATTCCATCTAAATTGAACTAGATCTGATGTACCACTTTCTATATTTACAAATCCACCAGTTGCTTCTTTAGTTTGTTTCTTAACCCAAAATCCTATTGTAAAATCTTCATCTTGACATTGAGATGCCATTGGTGTTGGTTGAGTTACTCCTGCAACAACTACAGTAGTTTGAGCAATATAATTATCTGCAGTTGATCCTTTAAGTGATATTGAACCATATCCTTGAATTCCGCCAGCAATATTATTTGTAACATCGCCAAACCACACCGCAGCAGACTTGGACCCAGTTCCATAATTTTCTAATGATCTAAATTGATCAAATTTAAACCAACTCTGTAAAGACAATTCGCCCAAATAAGTATTTAATAATTTTGGAAATGTTACTGTTGAGTTGTAGTGGTCTCCAGATGCTGCGCTAGCAGTCATTGGAGCTTGTGCTGCAGGATTAAATGATGCGCTTACTGTAGGTTGTACCATCAATGCTGAGGCGGTTCCCAAAACTTCTGTTGTAAATGTTACAGATGAACCAGCAACAAAATTATTAGTTATTTCGGTAGATGTTAGTTCCCGATCATAAATAGCAACTTCATCAATTCTTCCTTTAAATCTAGATAATGGCTGGATTGTATCTCCGCCTTGGTCATAAACTCTTGCTCCAATTAATTTACCAGAATTTACATAAACAGTATTGTTATCCATATCAATAGAAGTTGGGCTTGCAGATACTCCTGCATTACGTTTTAACACACCATCAACATAAACTTTAAATGAAGTTGTATTATTGACAACAACCAAATGGTGCCAGGCGTTATCTGCATATGTTTCTGTAGATATGTATTGATTAAATGTTCCAATATAGTTAGTTACAATTAATCTTCCTCTATTACCGTTTCCAACTGCCTGAGTATAAGTTGTTCCTATTTCAGCACCTATAGACTGTGCTCCATTTTGGCTAATATATGTAAACAATGGACGGAACTTGTCGCCATTTACTGCAGGATTTGATAAAGTTAGTGTATCTGCATAATCAATCTTAAACCACATTTCTGTTGTAAAAGATCTATCATCAAATAATGAAAATGCTGGCCATTCTGGAAGTTTAACTGAAGATGTGGAGCCATTAAAATAGACTGCACGACCATCTACATCTGTCTGTTCATTTAAAAGTAAGTCTGTAAAAGTTGATGTTGTTGATAGGGAGCCATAGTTTACAGGAGTTCCAGCTGTTTCATTAAAGCGATACCAGACCTTTGGGCCTAGTGATGATATTTGATTAATGTATGCGGTCATAAAAAAAGACTGCCGTTAGGCAGCCATAACTCCTAACAAAGTGTGGCTTGCTGGTACAGATGAAATGCTTGTTCCGTTTATTGTAAGAATAGGAGTAAAGGTGAGGTCAGAAACCACTGGAGACATTATGTTACCAGAAAGGATCTCTATTGTGGTCTGGACTACGACTGCACAAGCATGTGCTTGGAGTGCGCTGACCTCAACCTTTACGTCCATTGCGTTAGCCTTACGCTACAGTGATACGCACAATACCTGTGCTATCCCATGTGATTGTAAAGTTACCATTTGTTGATGACTGATCTGAACCGAAGTCCACATAGCCGATCAACGGTGAAGTTGAAGAAGTACCTGTTGATCCGTATACAATTGCGTAGCGAGCTGTGATTGTTGAAGATGACCAAGTGGTATCTGCAGCATCAAGAATTACTACGTTGTTTGCTGAATCGTAGGTTGCTGTCTTTGAACCTAGTGTGTTACCACCAGCAGTGTAGCCTGTACCTGAAACTTCAAATGATGAAACATCGTTGAAGTAGTCATGAGCGTCCTGGTCTGGTGTATAAGATGATGAAAGTAGAGCAACCTTGATTGTGTCAGTGTCGAAATCTACTTCCTTGTTTAGTGCCTTAAGTAGGAAGTTACCGTATAGTTTTGATGGCATGTTTTATTCCTCCTTATGACGCAGTCTTCTCAACGATTGCAAATGCGTCAGCATCTGCAACAGCGAAGCCACGACGAATACGTGTCTTGAGAAGAACGCCATCCTTTGTAAATTCTGCATCACGTGAAACAACTGACTCTACGCCACCACGGACACCATTGATAAGCATCTGACGGTTACCGACGATGAGCAATGCGTTTCCTGCTGGTGAATCTGTTGCTGCCGCTGATGTAGCTGCACCGTATGAAATTACCAATGGATATCCAAATAGAGATCCTGGTGTTCCTGCTAGTGGATCTGGTAGAACTAGATCATTGTTACCCTTGATCATTCCACGAATTTCCTTAAGCATCTTTGGGTGAGCCATCCAGACTGTGTTAGCTGCATCAAACTTTGATGAATCCTCAGCAATACCAAGGGCATTGTTGAGTTGTGCATAAGTTAGTGCTCCAGCTGTCTGGATTAGGTTTGTGCCTGCTGATCCTGGTGATACTGCACGGTATAGAGATGTGAACGGCTGACCGTCATCTCCATCTGCTGCTGCTGTTACACCAAGGCATGCGTTATCGAATTTGCGAGCCCAACGGCTTGCCCATTCTCTCTTGTAAACTGTTAGAACGTCTGGAAGTGAATCGTTTAGATCTTCTTCTGAAACGTGCATAATTTGTGCGTACTTACGTGCTGTCAATACGATCTCATCTAGAGTAGCTGATGCTTCTGGGATTGTTCCACCCTCTGCAACTACCTGTGGAGCGTCTGAAAGGAAACGTGGTACTGATTTTGTGCGTGATGCCATGTTTTCACGACGAGCAAAGCGCTCAACTGCTGAATTAGCAACTAAGTCTTGGATTACATTCGAACCCTGCTCTTCGAGAATATAACCATTGGCTTCGGTAAAATCTGTTCTTGCCATGTTTGTTTCTCCTAATTTTAAATTGAATTTGAATTATATGAATAGATTATCGTCTAATATATCTATGGGTTTAAGTCCAAACGTCCATTTGGAGGCTTATAGCCCAATTATACATTATAAATAGTTGTTTATCTACCTAAAACAAGCATTGCTTGCTTTTCTGATGCAGATAATGTCTTATTCACTGGTATGCCTTCAGCAGAGTCTGCTTTGCCAGCCACCAATAGTTTTGGATCAAATATTTCTGGAAAGTCCTTCTTTATTTGATTGATTTGATTATCTAGACCAATGACATTGAATTCTTCATCAAATGTCAATTCAGATAAGTTTAAATACTTAAACAATCTATCTGATGGTCCAGAATAATGCTTAGATAGTTCTTGGATTACCTTTTCTTTAAGCAATTTACTTGAGAATTTGGCACTTTCATCTTTGAATTTCGTTATCTCTATTTCTAGTGCTTCTTTCTCTTCTCTAAACTGCTTTGCATCCTTTTTAGCACGATCAAGTGCTGCCAAGACTGCTGCTGGATCTTTTATCTCTTCGGACGTACCATCTACCTGAGTTTCTTCCATTTTTATCCTATCTGGTTATTTCTTTCGGCTGCGGATTGTTCCAAAGCCAAATTATTTGCGTTTATACCTGTTGATTGTAACGATATGTCTTCTGTTGTTCCAGTTGCCACCATAGATTCAGCTGAAATCTGTGTTGCAAGCTCTGGATCATAACCAAGTTCAAGCAAGATCTGCTCTAATGGCATTCCTACTGACTTCTTGCGTACCGCCACATCCCATTGATCAACCTCATCGACAATTTCTGCCTCAGCCCAATCAATATCAATTACAGCTGTGATTCCTTCAATCTTAAGCATGAACAAGAATAAATCTCTCCATGTAGACTCAAGAGCAAGCTGACGGTTCTTAACCTTCTTCACAAGTGGTGCTTCAGCTGCACGAAGTGCTTGACCTGAAGAAACATATGTACCCTTTTGGAAATAGTGTGTTGGTGTTGAAGTAATTGCAGCCATTTGATTTACAAACTCATTAACTGGCTCTGTAAATGTCTTTGGCTCTGCTGCTGGGAACTGGCCAACAGTTTGGACACCTTGCAAGTACCAAAGTTCTCCTGGACCGTTCTTTAGCGCACCAATGTTCTCTCTGGCTGTATCTCCTTCTGAGAAGTCATCCATTTCTGCTACGTTGCCACCAGTGGTCAAAGCATAACGCTGTGGAGCACCCTGATAGTCTACAGTAAGCATGTGTGTGTTTACAAGCTTGTTAATAGCATCTTGTGGGCCAAAAGCATCTGCATGCTCTGGACGGCCATAAGGCTTGTGTGTGCGGAAGTGGAATACAGGAACTTCATTCCATGGATTAACAATTGTCTCTGTTAGGATAAAGTTTGCTCCTTGTGGAGTACCCATGTTCTCAATTTCACCATATCCAACATATTTCTCAATACGATCTGGATAATATAAGTTCAAATGAATCTCTTTTGTGTTGTAATCAGCATATTGCCACATTTTAGCTGCAAATAGCTTCTTTCGTGGGTTCTCCTGATCATAAATAACTACAGTTGTAAGTGGTGAGTTGTAATCAATTGCTAACTTACCTGTCTCATCTGGCCAGACCATCGCATATGAATCTCCATAAATAAGAGTATTTCTATGGATCTCATTGATATCAAGCTTAATATCTGACTGCTCAAGAAGTTGTGCCATGTAGGCATCTGCTTCAGGTGAGCTTGTCTCAATCTGATCGATCTCCAGGCGATTTAGTACTGCATCTACTACTGTCTTGCTAAAATTAAAGCGAAAATCGCTTTGGTTCTTCTGAAATAGCTTAAACCATCTCTGATTCAAAAAGACTTCTGGCTGTGTACCCTCGTAATAGGTCTCAGCACGTGTGTATCCATCTTTTCTATTCAATATATAGTCTAAGGCTAATCTGATATCATCAATCATTTTTATCTCCTCAGATAATTAAGTTGCTTGGCTACTACCTTTGGAGATTTATTATCCAAGAAGTAAAGTACGCCAGACACTACCGCATCAAGAACGTCATCGTGAGAGATCTTTGGGAAGCCCCACATCTGTTCTTCCAACGCAGGAAAATGTGCGGTATGTCTAATTTTTCCTTGTTGGTAAAAATTCAAAGCTTTTCCTGCACGGATTTGCTTTGAAACACTTTGTCTTATAGATCTATATTTTACAGGAATATTTTTGAATACGTCCTTCCATAGATCACCACCTTGGTTGGTTTCTACATAGATTACACCAGGTTCATAGATATCAACTAGGCTTGCGATTCTTTCTGCCAGCTCTGAAGGAGACATCTTTACTTGGATGGCCTCTCTTACATAAATGAAGTCATCGTCGCCTCTGGACAATACAGCTATGCCTGTATAGTCAGAAATCTTATTCTTTGTTACGGCTGGATCGATAGATATGATCGTATTGCCGTACTCTTCCAAATCGCTAATAATAATATCTTGCTCTGTCCAAAAGTTGCCATCAGCATTAACTGGACGGTTCATATAGTTCTTAGCAAAGTCACGCAGATGTCTTTGGGACTGCAGCCACTCTATAGGCCACTTCTCAGGCCATACGGAGCGTTCTGAGCCATCATCAGCCGTCATGATAGCTGGATAGTAGTGTACGTCTACGTTCTGGTCTGTAATCCACTCCAGTGCCTTATCTGTCTGTCCTTCAGCATGCTTTCTAAATTCATCCATCATAGAGTTAGGCATAGTGGTAGTTCCTACAATAATCATACGAGCATAGATATTCATAGGAGCAATATCATCAAAGACAGTTCTACGCTGTTGTCCTGCCTGATATTCAGAGTAATTCTTTTCACCCTTCTCAATATCATCCAAGATAATTAAATCTGGACGCTGTCCAAAGACTTTCTTACCAAGAGAGTTAGTATCAATTCCATTTGCATCAAATATGAAGTTATTTTGCTGAACAATACGCCAGGAGTTATTAGCCATGCTTCTGCCAGTTCCAGCCAGCTTTGGCGTACATAGCTCAGGATAGTCAGCTCTCAAATACTCATTTGTATCAAGTTCATTTTTAAAAGTCATCAAATGAGTCTCAGCCTGGCTAGCAGCATCAGAGAAAGCAGCTACGAATTTAATATGTCCATGGGCGGCAGCCCACAGCGGCAATATAAGAAAGATCCAAGTAGACTTGCCACATTCTCTAGGTGCAATAAATGCATCTCTATTTTGCTTAGGAGCAGTTGGCTTATGTATCCAAGATTTTCCATATTCAGCCAAAGCCCAGTGAAACTCAGAAAGAGTAAGTTCACCATTTGAGTTCTTCAAGTGATGTGGCAAATATAGCAAAGCAAAGAGCAATGGATCAAATTTAGTAAGTTCAATACGCCCTTCAGATATTCCTAGCAATTGAGGATTGATATCTTGCAAATACTCTTCTATAGACAATTATTTCTTCTTCTTACGAGATACAACAACTTTTCTATTTTTCTCTTTAACTTCCATACCTGCAGACTCAGTCTGCTTTTTCAATTGAGAATATTTCTCTTTTGTTGTAAGTTTCTTCTTTCCTGGCATTTTATCCTCCTTATAGACTTTGTCTTATTACCATATTGGCATAACATCTAATTTTACTGTAGAAATTTATTTACAGTGGCAAAAATTAAAATAAATTTATTTTTATCGAATTGGGTGGTCCCTTTAATCTATCTTAATATTATCTTTAATCAAATTGTTCCTTGCTTTGGCTTCATTAAGCATATCAACGATTGCTAAATCTGTGCCATCTTTGGATCTATTCTCATTTATATTAGTAGACTTACCTTCAATTAGATTGATTGTTTGAATTGCTTTATGAATAGCATTTGATAGTTTATTTATATCATCTGCAAGGAGATCTTCTTCATATAGTTTCTCTACTGATCTATCTATTACTGCCTGTGCCGCCAATACTTTCTCATTATCCTTATAGAATATGTCAATATTCTTAGTCATAATAGCAAGAGTATTAGCTGTAGGCATATCTAAATTTCTTTGCATATAGAATTTCTTGGCTGTATGATAGCTCTTTGGATATGATAAATATCTCATAG